TCACTGAATGGAACAGCGTGTTTAAGAATACTAACCTTATTAGAGGACACTGCCACATCAATGGGGTCACTATCAATAATGGTTAGCGTAGACTTACGGAAGAAATCAAACTCAAGAAACTCACCTGCACTACCAAAGATAACATTCTCGTCAGCTAGTAGTCCTAGTCTGTTCTTGTGAAAGAAGATGTCAGCTAACTTAAATCCCACAAATGATGGGAAGGGATTAGTGTCATCATCCCCTACTTTTCTATTAGCATAAGTAACAGCATCAAACTGAAAGTTACCACTAATAAGCTTTGACAACTTATGTGGCATTGTAGAGTTATCTAAAGAAATCTCCACATCAGGGGATACAGTTTCCTTCCACACTCCGTCAGTAAACTTAACGTAGTAGTCGTCCTGCGCCTTCTGATTATCACCTGAGACTTTAATAATAAAATCGTTTGGACCCTCAATAGGCAACTGTTTAAAGTCTGGTGTTTCAGTCTTGAATACTTTAAGATGATCTCCACCATGAGAGTCACCTACTTCTACTTGGAAGTCTGTACTGTTAGTAGATTGAATATGTAGTACTGATCCATAACGAGTAATAGTAATACCTGAAACAGCACTAGCATTTGTAATATTTCTATAATAAGTACTATCAACGGTAGTAGCTGAGAATGTATCTAAATTCTGAGCAATCAAATCAGTAGATGCACCACGCTCTGCGTTCTGCGTATCTGTTGTATTAGCCTGAGTAGAAGACTTAGTAGCAAATTCTACTGTTTGTGTGGTTCCACCCTTAGTAATCTTAAGACGATACGTAGAAGCATAGTCAGCCTGTTTGACATACACCAAGGCTTCTGGATTACGTGTTGGGGATCGTGTAGCTGCTTTAGCTACTGTGACATTCTTATTAATAATAAAGGTTGCGTCAGCAATAGAGACAGCAGATAACTCCTCATTAGGATTAGTCAATCCAGACAGGTATGATGGTGCATTGTTTGTTACAGTCTTAGCTACTCCATCCTTGTCAAACACCCTGATAGTACCAGCAGTATCTACCACCATAGAGTAGAACTCATTCTCATCCCTACGAATGGTGTGGATAAATGCTTTATCTAGGTTTGAAATAACTCCTAGGTCAGCAATGTGCTGTGAACTAGGACGCTTAGACAAACCCGAAACAACACTAGACAGACCATTTTCTTGTAAGTCTGCTTGAGTATTCAAACGTAATGATGGTGGTTGTTGTGATACTCCGTTAATTAGGTTTGGGATAGATTGACTGATGAGTGCCATTAGATTGTTCTCCGTCCCTGCCTATCAATAATGCTAAAGGTATCATAGTTGTCAAAGATGTTATGGTCATCAGCAGCCTTATCAAAGTCTTTCAACTCCATCAAAGCCATGTTCTCGTCTTCCTTCTGGAAACCATGCAGGGTATCTGAACCCACAACACGGTCTTGGAATACACGAGTAGCACGTAGCACTACATATCGTTTAGCTACCTCAGGTAAGTCATCAAAGTTTAACTGTACCACAACATCAAGGGCTACATCAGTACCAACAATAAAGGTATGATTAGTCCTGTCATACATTTTTAGACCACGCTGCACCAAGTTTGGTGAATTAGCTTTCAGCGTAGCGTCTGCTCTAAGAATATCAGCGGGGAGTAATATCTCACCTGCTGGTGTCTGAGCGAAACTTTTATTTAAATCTGTGTTAAAGTGCCAGCCCATTGACTGCACTTCTCTGTCAACTGTGTTAAGAATAGTCTCTGCAATCTCTGCTTCAATCAAGCCAGAAGAGAGACTACTAACTGGTGCTTCACCAATAGCAGAAAGCATCGTGTTGACTGCATCTAATTTACTTGTTCCTGCCATTTAACTACCCTTTACCCATTTCTTAGACGATGATTTTGTCTTGGATGGGTCCCATTTAGTTTTCGCAGCCCAATATGCTGCACTTGTTTCACCTTTAGCTATATTCTTTTTATGGCGGTTTTCAAATGCCTCACGTTGACCTACTGTTTGATTAGTCTTAACACCCTTTTGTCCATACCTAATTATCTGAGGCTTATCTTTAGTACCTACTAACACCGCATGAGACTTAGAGGCATTTGGCGTTCTTTTAGGTATCCGCAAACCCTTAAAGGTTTCTCCTGCGTGTGTAATAGCCATTACTTTTTCTTTCCGTACTTAGCCATGATAGCAGCTACCTGCTTCTGGGGCATACCACCAAAGGACATCTTCTTGCCTGTCTTCTTAGACGCAGCCTTAGCTTGTGCAATACCTTCCTTGGTGTACTTATATTTCTTACCACCTACTTCTGGCATATCATTCTCCAAAGAAAAAGGGGAGCAGCCAAAGCCACCCCCCTAGTATTATTAAACCGCAGACAGACCAATACAGGCTGCTGGACGCAGGACGTTGTGTCCCATTGCGTACTTAGCAACCATGAGTGTGCCTTGACGGTTGATCTGGTACTCAGACTCCATGCCCAAGTCAAGCAACTTGACAGTAGCAACAGCGTCAGGAGTAAAGATAAAGCCACGGAACTTAGAAGCAAGAGCCACCATGTCAGCACCGTCTACAGCAGCAGTCGGCAGGTCATAGTGAGTAGTGCGTCCAGAACCAGCAGTGTTTGCTAGTGGTGCGTTGTCAGAAGTCTTACCTTCGTTAGCATCGCCTGTAGTGAAGTTCACGTACAAGTTAGATACATTAGCGTGGTTAGACATAACAACAGGCATACCAGCAATCATTGGTACAGTCGCAGAAGCGATTGAACCATTACCGCCGAAGTCCTTGTTCATGTAGGTCAGCTTAGAACCATCAGTAACGTCCAGAAGGGCGTAGTACTGGTCAGGTGCTAGTGCTACAACAGCGTTAGAGTGGTCAACATTCTTGATGTCAAATTCTTTCTTTGCATCAAAGATAGCCTTAGCAATCTTAGCTGGGTCAAGAGCGTCAGCAGCGGCTGTACCGATTGTTACGTTGTTGGTAAAGTCTTCCTCAGTGAAAGCTTTGTAGTCTTGGATCAGACCAGCAGCACGAGTAGCGTTGGTAGCCAATGCAGCCTTAGTAAGCATACGTGCTACGTTACGGTCAGCCTCGTTAGCCAGAGCAATACCAGCTTCCTTTGAGTAGATAGAACGTACATCGTAGTGGTTGATTGCTTCATCAATGTTAGCAATGAACTGGCTAGAGATGAGCAAGTCATCAATAGTTACGATACGCTCACCAGCACGGATTGACCCGCCTGTGATCTCATTTCCAGGGGTCAGGTATTCAGCGGTTGCGCGACCTGTCAGTGGGAATGAGGCAGACTTGCCCTTTGAGATTGTGCGAGTACGCACCTTGTCCATGAGGACTTTCTTTTCCTCAAAAGCTGTCAGGACTTCCCCTGCATACAGCTTGAGAAACAGGTCACGTACGTCACCTGTTAGGTTATTCTGGCCTTGAAAGCTTACGCTATAGGCCGGATTTGAAGCGGCTTGTGCCATTTTAAATTACCTCTTAGTAATGTTAATGTGAGTTAAAGTACACTCTGCATTACACTACATCCTTTCTCCAAGATTGTCCCTCGCAAGGGGTCAGGGGTAATCGTTTGTTATGTTAGCTTCGTGTTAGGGTTGCCCCTTCTAGGTACACCATAATGTAACTAGAAGGAGAGGGGACTCTTATACAATCCCCTCACCAAATGCAACAACTTAGAACAGGCTAGAACGAGCCAACTTATCAGAGACTTGTTGCCTGTAGGCGGGGTCTTTCTCGTACCTAGGGTCACTCATAGCTGCTGTTAATTCAGCAGTACTTTCAAACTTCCCGCCTGTGGATACAGGACCAGTACCACCCTGTAGTAGACTTGGTGCTGCCTCAGAACGGTAACGAGCATTAAGACCTTGGATAGCAAGCCTAATCATGTTAGGGTCTTGCGTTGCCATTGTTGCATTGAAAGCATCAATCTCTGCTTCGGGTAGTGCATCTGCTGCCCACCCTACCAGTTCCTGATACTGTTCCTGTCCCCCTACTAGGGAGAACATTTCTGTTTGTACTTGTTGTGAGATAGCCTGTTGACCAGCAATCCACTGATCTACAACTGCCTCAGGGAACCCAGCCTCTTCCAAGGCTGCATAAGCATCCTCAGATAGACCGCCAAGTTCTTGGTATTCCTGTTGTAGTACATCAAAGTCA